AGATCATCCATCTCATAGACGATAGCGCCTGATCCTGCGCCATCGGTAGCTACAATTTTAGTTTGACCAGCAGCAATAACCACGTTTGCGCCAGTGCCTTGGGTAAGCGTCAGTGCGGCAGCGGTTTCGTTACGCATGATCCAAGTATGAGATAGCGTATTAGGAGCCAGTGTAACTGTACAAGCCTGACCACCACCTGTAAGGCGTAAGAAGGTACTTCTAAACTGGTCAGTAGCTCCATCAGCCATTGTAATGGTATGGGTACTAGCGTTAGCTACAGCCTCTGCACCAACACCCATTGCCTCACCTATTAGCTCTAGGTTTGTGTTTGTACTTGTGCCCCAAGTACCGCTCTCATCGCCCGTGGCAATCTCTTTTAAGCGTAAGTCATTAACGTAAGTTGCCATTTAAGCTACCTCTTCCCAATTAGGGTCTTGACTGTCTGAAACAGCCGACCAAGTTGTTGTTTGATTAGGAACGACTTGCCCCCAAACATTTGCCGGAGTAATCCCGCCAGTACCACTAACGCCAATAACAGCAACGTTTGCATCGGCTGTAGTCGATACTGTACCCGCTGCACCTGTTCCTGCAACACCCGTTGGAACAAGAGTGTTATTCGTAACCAGTGATATTGCACCGAGGGCAGACGTTCCCGCCACACCAGTAACAGAAACATTGGCTTCCGCATCGACAGTAACAGTTGTAACCGCGCCTGTGCCAACAACGCCCGTGACGGCAACATTTGCTTCGGCATCAACCGTAGGAATAGTGACCGCGCCCGTACCGACAACGCCTGTAGGGGTAACATCAGCCGCCGCCGAAACCGTAACAGTCCCGATACCTGAAGTGCCTGCGACACCCGTGACAGTAACTGGGAGTGTTTCACCCCATCCAGCTTCGCCCCAAGTACCTCTGCCCCATCCGCTAATAGCTGCCACACGTTATGCCCTATGCGATGCGAATGATCGCGTTGGATGCGTCCGCGGTGGGAAACTGAATGGTAAAGTCACCAGCGGTAGAAGTCTTATCTCCTCCGAAATCTAAAGCACATACGCTAGGATCGCCAGATAAAGCCTCACCGTAAATCAATGCTCCTCTTGCGGTAATCGTGACATTTGAGAAGGTGAGGTTCGCAAAGTCGGCAAGAGCAGTCGTACCACTTGCAACAGGGGTTATAGACGTTAAGAACGCACCTTTTGCAGTGTAATTTGTACCACTAGTTTCATTAGAACTCGTATAAGCAGTTGTTGCGGCACCTAAAGATGCGGAACTGGTATACAACGCAAGTTTATACTGATCACCAGCAGCGGTGAAATTATGAACACCTTTTAAAATTTCAACTTTAAAACTTGTGCATAACGCGGTTGTGATAGCCATTATAGCCTCCTAATTATATCAGCCATATCTTTATGGCCTTGACGTTCAAATTCAGCGGTAAGGGTAGTCCTATCGCTCTTAATTGCTTCCTTAATGTAATGCAAAGCCGTAGCTCTAACCGCTTCTTTAAACTCTTCTGCTTGTTGAGCAATAGAAGGATGACAATTACCACCAACACTTACAATTCTATCAGCTATTGTTTGCGCCCAAAACTCAGGGTCATGGCCTTTATTGTTCGTAGTTGCTACTAATACGTTGCCTACTTCTAACTTTGGCGCTTCAAAAAAAGCCACTTACGCACCCCTACTTATGTCATAACGGTACTCATCGCGAGAACCGTAGCCCTCACCCAAAGCTTTTAATCCCGCAACTGCTGCGCCAAATCTTTGCTCATACTGCGCAACTTCTTCGGGGATTTTTAAAAACGTTGCGGCTTCGACCAAGGTTCCGTAAAGAAGCGCATCGGGGCCATTTTCGGACAGCCATGTTGTTCCGCTTTCAGCACCCGCTGTTAAAGATGCTGGTCTAAATTTGTAATGAAGCTCAAAGCTGTAGGCAGAATCCGGCGTTGGCGCTACGATAAATGTAGAATCATCAAACAACGCATAGTACTTGGGTTCGCCAGTTGTAGAAGCATTTGGCGTATATGCTCGTATAAACGAAACCTGCTTTAAAAATAAATAGTTGTATTCGTCATTTGCAATTACCGCCAAACTATACGGCGCAAGAAAATCAGATGGGGTAGATACATACGGATTACTTGACGTTGCAGACCCTGTAACGTTTTTACGAAAAAACGGTAGTTCAATGTTTTTAAGAATACGTTCTTCCGCTTCTTTTATGAACGTAGGTAAGTCTGCTACAAACGTTGTTTCAGACGTTTCGCAATAATCTTGTACGGTAGATTTTAATGTTGCTAGTGTAAAACTCATGTTATCACCACAGTTACCTGACCTACTTGACCCGAACCTTTTACGGGTACAAATGGGAAATTGTCAATTGTTGAAACACCTACTGAAACTACAAAAGGTTCTATGCGATCCGGGCGAGGGTTCTTTAAAGCTTGCGGGTCATCTATATGGCGTGTTGGAAACAATTGCGGTTGTTTTGGTTCAAACTCATCAAACCCAACTAAATTACCGTTCCACTCGCGTTTCATGCGATTAAGCTTGTATCGAAAACCAGAGCGATCTGATATTCCGTAAGCATTTTTTCCAGACGCAAAGCCAGACACGATTAAAGCCCGTACTGGTATGAAGGAGGACTTATCTTAAAGGATGCCCTATCACGATCTTCTTCCATTGCCCGAAGCATTTCTTCTTCGTAAATAGCTTTAAGTGGAGCCATTAGTTGAGGACTACGCTTCATAGAAAGATAGTACGCAAGGCCCGCCGCCAAACAAGGGTAAAACCTAAAAGGTATATCTACCGTGTTTGTAAAAGCATCCGCATCGTCTATTCGAGTTAGACGATTGAATTTAATAACATCAGTGCTGTTGTCCGGAACCGGCCAGATTTTCAAAACTGGGCTTATTTGCCTATCTAAAAAGAATTGATTAGGGCGACCCGTTTGAGTTTTTGTCGGAATATTTAAAAATTCAGACCGGCTAAGGCGTGTAATTTCAAAGTCGGTTCCGGTTCGAGTAACCACCGCAGAAAGCATATCTATCGTAGATTGCGTGTCCGACAAGTCTTGAACAGCCGAAACAGTGGTTGTAGCGCCACTTGTACCGCCCGTAATCGTTTCATTAAGCGTAAACGATCCTACCGGAATAGTAGTAGCAAAAGACGTGGTTGTAAGAGAGCTAGTTATAGAAGCAGTAGCACCACTTGTACCGCCCGTAATCGTTTCACCCACAGTGAAACTGCCCGTAGCCGCTACGGAAAGAGTTAACGAACCCGAAGGATACTCACTGATTCCGGCGGCAAGCGTTATGGTAGTTTGCTCTATGGTCCATTGATTTAAACCTCTGTTTGCCCAATCAGCAAACAACAAGTTTAAAGACCTTTTTGCGGTCCTTAGATCATAGCCCGTGCGTACTTCTTGACCACACCGCTCAAACGCTTCTTCAATATATTCAGCGACATCTATTTCAAAATTCTTACTGTTCGATGTTGTCATTGTATAAATTATCAAATATTCGGTTAACGTCCAAACTATAGTCTAAATCAGATTTAGAGTAATGTATGTGCGCCGAAGGTTTAAAATCGGGGGCACCAGAGCCTGTTTCAAACCAAGCCGGATGTGTGACCCGTACTCTATTGTTTGGCAAAGCTACAATATTCCCCGTCCATTGGCCTGCATCTAATAGCTGTAAAACATGCGATTGCTTATGCTGCGCCGGATCATCAGCTATTTCGCTTTCCGTATAATCTACGGTAAACAAATACTTTGCAGGGAACATTTCCCCGTTTATTTTAGCCATCCACGGAGACGGCGTTGCTCTATCTAAAACATACACAGAGTGGTGATTAGAAGAACAGTCCCACGGCTGGGCATCATGTACCGCCATAGGCTCCGGCCATTCTTCCAGAGGAATATCCGCAACAAGAGCGGTCAGAGGCATTCTTGCCCACATTGCGCCGCCATGTACGGTATCTTCTTCTTCACCTTCGGCTTCAATCCCGGTAAAAATAACTTGAAAGCTTAAACACCGACAAGGCATTGTAGTTACCGCAACCACCATTGCATGAAGAAACTCGCCATGAAACTGTTCGTGGTTATGCGTAAATTCTTTTCTGACCCAGCATTTAAAATGCGGGATATTCGACGTTAAGTAAGACATTTTCTATTTCTTTACTTTTCCGCCATTTCGATAACCTTTAGATTTCATTTTACCGCCAGCCGCCATACCCTTGGACTTCATCTTACCACCAGCAG